CACGCGTCGTTCTCCACGACGACGAAGACAAATTCGCGCGGCGTGCAGAACTGGTCAAACTCGTTTGCCTCGCCCTTGGCGCGTTCGTGCTTCAGCGCTGCACGGGTCCCGCGCAGATACAAAGGGTGCTGCACGTAGTAGCGCCAGTCATCGACCGAGCGCGGGAAGTCTTCGACGCTGGCGCACTCGGGCGACGTGGTCTTCAGGTCGACGATGATGCCGTCGTATCGCCAGAAGTCCGGGCGGCAACGCATCGGCATGTACAGCAGATTGCCGTTCTCGTCGCGCAGGTGTTCGCCCGTGGCCGGGTCGATGACAGGCGCCTGCCAGTAGCAAGACAGTTCCGATTCTCCGGGTGCATTCAGCAGCTTGCTTGCCGCCGGGTGCGCCATGATCGCGTCGCGCATGTTGTGGAGCTGCGCCCACTGGTCGGCGTCGATGATGACGCGGCCGGCGTTCGCTTCGGCGTGGATCGCTTCGGCATCGGCGAGGATGACGGCGTCGGGTAGGTGTTCGTTCACCAGCGCGATCAGGTCGCCTTTCTTGGCGGACGCCTTGAACGCGACGCCAGCCGCGGCGAGCGCGTTTTTCATGTCGTCCATGGTGTTCAGCGCCCCGGCCGGCGCGACGAACGGCAGTGCGTATTCACTGGCGAACGCTTCCGGTTCCAGAACGAGGCAGTGCAGGGCGGTCCCGAGTTCCTGCGCCTTGGTGGCCTTGCGTTCGATCCTGCCCGTGCGATACGCGCGTAACTTGACGGGTGCCTTGCGGACGATGTCCAGCGTCGACTTCGAATCGCCCGGCCCGCCGTGATATTCCGCGTTCGGCAGGCCGCGGTAGATGCCGTTTCTCATGCTTGCTCCCTGTTCAGGATGAAAGGTGACGGAAAGTGTTGCGGCGGGCATCGTATTCCGGCATGATGCCGGCGTCAACACCTTTCGTCACCCTGCATCCCTACACGCCGAGCCATGCCGAGAGCAGTCCCGCCCGCGCCGCTTGTCCTGCGCGACTACCAAGCCCAAGTGATCGCCGACGCGCGCGCCGCGCTTCGGAAGCATCGCCGCGTGCTGATCGTGCTGCCGACCGGCGGCGGCAAGACCGCGATTGCGTCGTTCATGACCAGCGAGTCGGCGGCGCGCGGGAAGCGGGTCTATTTCAACTGCCACCGCTTCGAACTGGTGGAGCAGACTTCGCGGACGTGGCGCAAGTACGGCATTGAGCACGGCTTCATCGCCGCCGGCCGCCCGCGCGTGGTGCGCTTCGCGAATATCTGCAGCATCGACACGCTGAAAAATCGGCTGATGACCACGCCCGAGCCGGACGTGTGCATATGGGACGAGTGCCACCATCTTGGCGCTGCCGGCTGGCAGCTCATCATGGATGCATGGCCGAACGCCTATCACATCGGGCTGTCGGCGACGCCGTGGCGCCTTGACGGCTCCGGCATGGGGAGACAGTTCGACACCATGGTCGAGGGGCCGACGTCGGCGTGGTTGATGGAGCGCGGCCACCTGTCGCAATACGAAATCTTCGCGCCGAACCCGCCCGACATGAAGGGAGCGCGCACCGACAAGGCCGGCGAGTGGTCGAAGCGCGAAGCATCGAAGCGCATGGACATGCAGAAGCGCACGGGCGACATCGTCGCGCACTGGAACAAGCACGCGCGCGGCCTGCGAACGATCGCGTTCGCGGTGAACGTCGCCGACAGCTTGGAAATCGTGCGCCGCTTCAACGAGGCGGGCATTCCCGCCGCGCACTTGGACGGCAAGACCGAGGACGGCGTACGCGAGCGCGCTATTCAGGACTTCGCCGCCGGCCGCATCCTGATCCTGTCGAACGTCGCGCTATTCGGCGAGGGCTTCGACCTGTCGGCCATCGCGCAGACTGACGTCACCATCGACTGCCTGATCGACGCCGCGCCCACGAAATCGCTGTCGGCCGTGCTTCAGCGCTGGGGCCGCGTGCTGCGCCCGAAGGATTACCCGGCGATCATCCTTGACCACGCCGGCAACAGCAATACGCACGGCTTCCCCGACGACGAGCGCGAGTGGACGCTGGCGGATCGCGAGCGCTCCGGCCGCGGCGGCAGTGCTCCGGCCGGGCCGCCGCCGCCGTACACCTGCACGTGCTTCCGCCAGATCAAGCGCCCGCTGCCGGCGAACTGTCCGCATTGCAAGGTCGCCATCGTGCCCGACGTCGCACCCGTCGAGGAAGGCGACGAAGACCTGCAGCGCCGCACCGCCGAAGACAAGCGCGCCATTCGCGCGCAGCAGAAAGCCGAAGAGAACGCAGCCACGACGCTGCCCGAGCTGGTCGCGCTCGCCCACCGCCGCGGGTATCAGAACCCGACGGGCTGGGCGATGGCGAAGTTCAGCGGAAGCGCGTGGCGCAAAGAGCTTGCACGCAAGAACACCGCCGAGCTGAACGCGGCGGCATGACCAACCACGACCGAGAGGAACGCAACGTGAGCAAAGCCGCACCGATGACCGTGAACGACTTCACCCGCAGAATGGACGCGCTCGTCGCCGAGTTCGCAGCAGGCGCCGCCGCATGCGGCGACACGAACGCCGGGGCCGTGCGCTCGCCGCGCGCGTCGTGGTGCCTCGCCATGTCGCACGCCGAGCACCGCGTGCACTCGCTGAATCGCGCCGCTGGCGCGGAAGTGGGGCGGGCATGAGCTTCGAAATTCACCACGGCGACTGTCTGGAAGTGCTGCGCGGCATTGCGGCCGGGAGCGTGGATGCCATCGTGACTGATCCGCCGTATTGCAGCGGTGGATTCTCCGAGGCGCAAAAGAAGTCGGCGACGCATCAGGGGCTGCGGAGCGAAACCATCGCGGACGGCAAGGCCCGATGGTTCACGTCCGACGCCATGACGACGAACGGCTTTTTGTACCTGATGCGCGCCATTTCGAACGAGGCCATGCGGCTGCTGAAGGATGGCGGCTCAATGGTTTGTTTCTGCGACTGGCGCATGTATCCGATGCTTTCCGGCGCGCTTGAGAGCAGCGGCCTGCGCCTGCAGAACATGATTGTTTGGGACAAGGGCGGCGCCGGCCTTGGGCGCGGCTTCAGGCCGCAACATGAGCTGATGATCCACCTGACTAAGGGCGTCGGTGTGTATCACAGCATGCGAGGCGTCAACGTGTACGGGGCGAAGCGCGTGCATTCAACGCGGCGAGAGCACCCGACACAGAAACCCGTCGAGCTGATGGCCGAGCTTATCGACGTCGTCTGCCCACTTGGCGGCGTTGTGCTTGACCCGTTTGCGGGTAGCGGGTCAACCGGAGTCGCCGCGGTTGCGTCGTCGCGACGCTTTATCGGCATTGAGCGAGACGCCGAGTTCTGCGGGACCGCAGCGCGGCGCATTGGCTTTGCAGCGGATGCGCTGGCGGTGTCGGCATGAGGCGCGCGCCGTTGTGGCCTTGCGTAGAGGCGCAGATTCATCGGGCGGGTGTACACGGCATCACTGCCGCATCCATCGCGAGCCGCATCAATCGCGAAGGCGGCAGGCCGCTACAAATCGTCACGGCGAGGCAGGTCGCGGCGTGCTGCACGTTCTACCTGATGGGCACGGGGCGCATCGACTGTTACCGCCTGCGCGGCGGGGTGAGCATCTATTTTCCGAGGGCTTCGGCATGAATGCACTCGCCAACGGGTTCATCTGCGAAACCTGCGGCACGTTCCACAAGTTCACGCTCTACGTATGCGCGCATTCGGATGTGGAGCTGATCCGCGTGTGCCACGTGTGCCTCGCAACGCACAACGTGCTGAATTTCGAAGCCGAGCTGATCGAAGAGGGCCGGATGCCGGCAAAGGACGGGCAGGCATGACGGACGCCATCAAGAAGGACATGCGCATCGCATCGCTTGAGAGCGAGCTTAGCGACGCGCGCCGGCTAGTCAGTCGAGCAATTTGCACTCTGCTGCAGGTTCGCGTCGCCATTGAGGAAGACGACGTCGACGAAGCGCTGCGGATCATCGAGGAGGCCACCGAATGAAGCGCGCCGCCCCGAAGCAAGAGCACGGCATCCAGAACGAAATCCGCAACGCGCTGTGCGACGAAGGTATGTTCTTCCGCGCCAATGTCGGCACGGCGTGGGCGTCGAACGACATCGTCAAGCTGGCGGACGGCTCGCTGCTGCTGCGCAACCCGCGCCCGTTCTCGTCGGGCCTGCCGGCGGGCTTCGCTGACCTGTTCGGCGCCGTCGAGGTCACCATCACGCCAGACATGATCGGCCAGCGTGTCGCCGTGTTCACGACCATCGAGTGCAAGTCATCGAAGGGCGCGGCGCGGATGAAGCAAGGGCAGTTCGCCAGTGCCGTCATCGGCATGGGCGGCCGGGCGGGGTTCGCGCGCAGCGTGGACGACGCGATGCGCATCGTGCGGGGTGAGGCATGACGCCCGGCGAGTTCGCCCGCCGCCGGGCACGCATCGAGAACGAGCGCGGCATGCCGGGCCGCATCGTCGGAAAGGGGTTTCGGCGCAAGGCGCTGCGCGCGCTGGTGAAGCGGGCCGGCGCAATCCGCATCGTGCCGAACGGCCGTGACGTCGGATACCGCCTGCCGAGTGGCGGCGTCGCCTGCGAAAAGCAGAGATTCCCGAACTACGCCGCCGCATGGGGCGAGCTGCAGCGAATCGGCAAACACGCCTCGCACTCGCACATCCCCGTCCGCGTGTACCTGTGCGACTGGTGCGGCGGCCACCACCTGACGAGCCGCCAGTGAGGGCGACGATGGACAGCAGAACCGCAGAGCTTGACGCGCTGATGCGTGCCCACAAGCTGACCGCGCGACAGGCCGGCACGCTGATCGGCCGCGCGCCGAAGACCGTGCGCAACTGGCGCGGCAGCATCGGCCGCACGATCCCGCAGCAGGCGCTTGAACTGCTGCGCATGAAGCTCACGAAAGGGGCTTCCGAGTGACCGAGTTCGACATCAAAAGGCAGTTCGAAGAGGCGATGCGCGCCGCCGGCTTGACGCCGAAGTTCAAGGGCGGCGAGGGGATCGAAATCGGGCAGAACCCCAACGGCAAGCCGTGGCGCTTCCACATCGACGGCGACGGCAGGGGCACGCGCAATGGCTGGTATGTGCTGTTCGCCGACGGTGTGCCGGCGGGCGAGTTCGGCAGCTGGAAGACGGGCGAGGTTCATACGTGGTGCGGCGCCAATCCCGAGGACATCACGAACGAGCAGCGCGACGCGATGCGGGCGCGGATCGAGGCGGCGCGCAAGGAACGCGAGGCGCACCAGCGCAAGCGTGAGGGTGACGCGGCGAAGACGGCGAATGCGCTGTGGAATAGTGGCGTTCCCGTGTTCGGCGACGATCACCCGTACCTGCGCCGCAAGGGCATCGTGTCGCACAACCTGCGCGCGGTCGCTTGGCCGGTGCGCAACCGCGACGGCGAGGTCTTCCGGCACATCGAAGACACGCTCGTCGTGCCGATCATCAACAAGGCCGGCGGCATCGTATCGCTGCAGGGCATCTTCCCTGCGGTCGACGATGGTTTCGGACGTGACAAAGACTTCCTGCTGGGCGGCAAGAAAAAGGGCTGTTTCTTCGTCATCGGGCGCCCGACGCCGGGCCAGCCGATTACATTCTGCGAGGGCTACGCGACCGGCGAGACGATTCATCAAGCGACCGGCTGGTGCGTGGTCATCTGCTGGGACGCGTATAACGTGCCGCACGTCGTGCAGCTGTGGCGCGAAATGTGGCCGGGCGAAAACTTCGTCATCTGCGGAGACAACGACCAGTGGACGACGAAGCCGGTCGACAATCCCGGCAAGACCTATGCCGAGCGCGCCGCGGCGGCGTCGAATGCGCGCGTCGTGATCCCGCAGTTTGCGGACCTTGAAGACCATCCGACCGACTTCAACGACCTGCACGCGGCCGAGGGTATCGAGGCCGTGCAGCGGCAGGTGTTGCCGCAGCTGGCGCCGGCAGACGAGCCGGAACCCGACGCGACGAAGTCGACAGGCATGGCGACGACGGCGCCGGGCGAATACTACGCGCCGCGCCACCTGACGCATTTCGACAATTCGACGTTCCCCGACTTCGACGGCAAGGGCAACCCGCGATCCACCGCGCGCAACATGGCCGAGCTGTGCCGGCGCACGGGCATCATCGTGCGCTACAACGTCATCAAGAAAGACCTTGAAATCCTTGTGCCCGGCCTGCAGTCGAGCATCGACAACGAAAAAGAGGTCGCGCTGTCGGAGCTGATGGACTGCATGCGCCGGGTCAATATGCCGACCGGCAGCACCGAAGCGAACCTGTGCGCGCTGGCCGAGGCGAACAAGTACAACCCGGTCGCGACGTGGATCGACCACAAGACATGGGATGGCGTTAGCCGCCTCGCCGCGTTCTACGACACCGTGTGGGAGAAAGACCCGACGATACTCCCCGACGGCCGTGTTCTGAAAGACATCATGATGCGCAAGTGGCTGATTTCTGCCGTCGCCGCGGCGTACGAACCGAACGGCGTCGTCGCGCGCGGCGTGTTGACCTTCGTGTCGAAACAGAACCTTGGCAAGACGCGATGGGCAAAGCAGCTGGCGCCGCGCGATCTTGGCGTGATCGCCGACGGCGAAGTGCTGAACCCTGCCGACCGCGACAGCGTCAAGCGCGTTGTGTCGAAGTGGATCGTTGAGCTTGGCGAGGTCGACGCCACCTTCCGCAAGGCAGACATCGCCGCGCTGAAGGGCTTCATTTCCCGTAGCGAGGATGAATTGCGCAGGCCCTACGCGCGCACCGAATCCAAGTACGCGCGAAGAACGATTTTCTTCGCCAGCGTCAACGACGAACGCTTTTTGCACGACGCAACGGGCAATACCCGCTGGTGGACTATCCACGCAACCAAGCTGGGCGAGCCGTCGCAGCTGGACATGCAACAGGTGTGGGCCGAGGTCAAAACGCTGTACGACGCGGGCGAGTCGTGGCACCTGACGCAGGAAGAGGTCGACGCGCTCAACGGCCATAACAGCGAGTTCGAAGCGCTGTCGCCCGTGTCGGAAATGATCGACCGCAACTTCGATTGGGATGCGCCGCGTTCGCAGTGGAAGCATGCGCTGCGCGCGACCGAAATCGCGATGGCCGCGCACATCGACCGACCGACGAAAAAGGACGTGAACGAGGCAGCGGCCTACGTGGTGAAGCGTTACGACGTGATGACCACACGCATCGGCAAGGAGCGCAGCAAGGCATGGCTGATGCCGCCGCGCACCGTGCCGCTTGCGGTGAAGACGACCGAGCCGGAGCCGGCGGGCCTGCCGGTATGACGCAGCCGGTCGTGTGGGTGAACGTCTGCACGTTCGTCGCTCCGGACGTCACGCTGGCCGACGGGCGCGTCGTCAAGAGCGACAGCCGCGAGTGGTTCGCCGAGGTCGAGGCCCGGTCCGTGCTGGACATGCCGGAGCGCGCCGACCGGCACCGCTACATGGACGGCGTGCGCAAGAGGCGCGGCGATGCCGCGGCCGACCGGCTGCGCGACGACGTGCTGCGGTTGTGGCGGCTGGCCCGTCAGGATGCAAAGTGATAAAAGGTGTTGCGAGTACGCGCGTAATGCGCGAGAATCGGGCGAACGGCCGCATGGGGCGGCCTTGGAGTCCATCGTGAGAAACGTACGCCGCACCCTGTCCGCACTGCTGTTCGTCCGCATGATCGATGTGCGCCGCGCCGCCATGACCGCCAGCTGGCGAGGCGCGATCAGCTTCAGCACCACGCATCGCGAGTTCCGCATTCGCGTGCCGTTCTGGAAAGTGCGTGCCACGCGCCGCGCCGTCCGCGAATCGATCCCCGTCACTACCGCCTGCCGCGTCGGCGCGCTTTCCCTGCGCGACCACTTCCGCGTGCGGGCGTTCTGCATTCACCCAGCCGCATAAGCGAGGCGCACCAGTGAAGACCGAACCCCGCGCCACGGGCGCCATTGCCGAAATCGTTCACGAACGCGCCCAGCAGGATGCGAAATGGGGCGTGCAGAATCATCCGGACCTGCCGAAGGGCATCGTGTCGCACCCGTGCGCATTCTTCGGCCTCCCGACGGCGGACGCGGCTCGCGAGCACTGCGAGGATGCGTTTAAGCGCGGCGCCGGCAGCTACGCGCACATTTTCGTCGAGGAAGTGTGCGAGGCCATCGAAGACGCGCACGACCCTGCGAAGCTCCGCGCCGAGCTGGTGCAGGTCGCCGCGGTTGCGGCCGCGTGGATCGAGAAGATCGACCGCGACGCGCACTCACAGGGCGCCGGCTGATGGACAAGGGAATCGGCGCCAGCCTGCGCAGGTCGTGGCGGATCGGCACGCGCCGGCCGACGCGCTACCCGTGCCGGTGCGTGTCGTGCGGCGACCGTCATGTGCTGCGACTGCAGCCGGACGAGTACACGCGACCGCGACAGTGCCGCCACGGATGCCGCGCGCCGCTGCGCATCGACTGGTATCGGATGGCCGCCGAGTGGCACAGGAAACCGTGCCGCTGCGACGGCTATTCGTTCCCGCATGCGCGAGGTCGCGGCTACTGCATGCACAACCCTGAATTGTCGGCTGACATGCTGCGCGAGCGGTACGAAGCCGGCGCCTACGCGTAACCAATTCGAACCGAGAGGCAATACAGCATGGCAGTTGTGAGACGCCACACCGACGACGACATCGTCACCGCGCTGCGCACGCACGGCAGCAACCGCAAGGCCGCCGCGGCGCTTGGCATGAACATCCGCACGCTGATGCGCCGGAAGGAATCGCTGGCGCTGAAGGGATGGTCGCCGGATCACGACATGACCAAGACGGTTCCCGATGGCTTCACCGTGCGCGGCGTGTCGACGTACTACGACAAGGACGGCAAGGTCGCAGGCCAGTGGGTGAAGTCGCAGCAGGACGCCGAGGCCGTGCGTCGGATGATCGACGGGATCATGGCCGGGCTGTGCGCCGAAGTGCCGCGCGAAAAGCCGATGCGGACGCCCAAGCGCGAGCCGGACGGCATGATGAACCTGTACGTCGTCACCGACTACCACATGGGCATGCTGGCGTGGCGCGAGGAAACCGGCGCCGATTGGGATACGCAGATCGCCGAGGACATGCTTGTCGCGTGGTTCGCCCGCGCCATTGCCGAGGCTCCGGCCGCTGACGTGGGCGTCTTCGCGCAGCTGGGCGACTTCCTGCATTGGGACGGCTGGGACGCGGTCACGCCGACAAGCCGGCACCTGCTGGACGCCGACACGCGCTTTCCCAAGCTGGTGCAGGTCGCGGCCCGCGCCATCAAGCGCATCATCCGCATGCTGCTGACCAAGCATGCCCGCGTGCACGTCATCATGGCCGAGGGCAATCACGACATGACGTCGTCGGTGTGGCTGCGCCAGCTGTGCGCCGCGATGTTCGAAAACGAACCGCGCGTGACGGTCGACCTGCGGCCTGATCCGTACTACTGCGTCGAGCACGGCAGGACGGCGCTGTTCTTCCACCACGGCCACAAGAAGCGGCTCGCCAACATCGCCGATGTCTTCGCGTCAAAGTTCCGCGCCACCTTCGGCCGCACCGATCACGCCTATGCGCACATGGGCCATCTGCACCATGTCGAGGTCAAGGAAACGAACCTGATGATCGTCGAGCAGCACCGCACGCTTGCCGCGCCGGACTCGCACGCCAGCCGCGGCGGATGGCTGTCGGGCCGCGACGCGCAGGTCATCCCGTATTCCGACGTCTACGGCGAGCGCAGCCGCGTGCGCATCCCGGCGGCGCTGGTCGAGTCGGGGAGGGTGCACTGATGGACATGCGTATTACCGACGCAGGGCGCAGGATGCTGGACGAGCGGCAGAGCCTCGCGGCGATCAATTCCGGCGAGCTGGGCGAGCTGTGCCGGCGAGCGTATGAGCGCGAAGGAATCGACGGCGCAAGGCGATACTTCGTCGTCAGCACGCCGGACGGCGTCACCGAGCGCGGGCGGTCGCTGTATGCGCAACTGCTCGCCGACATGCAGCGCGTGCGAGGCGGCGGGAGCCGTGGCAAAACGTGGATCGACCCGCGGGTGTGCACCGCTGACTCGATGCTTATCGGCATCGCTGGCGCCAAGCGCGCAGGCAAGGACACGCTGGCGCGCGAGCTGGCGATCATGACCGGCCTGCAGCGCGACAGCTTCGCCGCGCCGCTGCGCGAGTTCGTCGCGCGCCTGCTGGGCTGGACGATGGGCGAGCTGGAAGCGCGTAAGGAATATCCCGTCGACTGGCTGGACGGCGTCACGCCGCGGCACATGATGCAGACCATCGGCACCGAGTGGGGCAGGGACACGATCCACGGCGAACTGTGGGTGCGGTCGCTGATGCAGCGCACCGCGGCGCGCGGCGCGATCATCTCCGACGTCCGCTTCCCGAACGAGGCGCAAGCCATCCGCGAGCGCGGCGGCATCGTGCTGAAGGTGACCCGCCCGGGCACGGGCACGGGCGACGCGCACATCAGCGAAACGCCGCTGCCGGCCGGGCTGGTGGATGCCGTGATCGAGAACGATTCGACCCCGGCCATCATGGCGGGCCGCGCGTTCTTCGCGGTGAACTGCCACTACGGCCGCGCGTAATCGGGTATCCTGACCACATGACGAAACCGAAGACCAAGAAACCAGCCGCGGCCCCGACGAAGGCCGAACGCGTGCGCGCCAGCGAGGCGCGCAAGCTGAAGGATGGAGGCAAGCGCATCCCCGGTGGCGTGATGCCGCCGGATGCCGTGCGGGCGCTGGAACTGCTGCAGGCCGAGCAGTACGCACCGACCGCCAGCGGGTGCATCTATCGGGCGCTGATCGATGCCGCCGAGCGGATCAAACCGGCGTCATCCTACTGACCCGCCCGGCCCTTCAAACCGCCAGAGCCGCCGCATTCCGGCGGCTTTCTGTTTATGGACTATCGTCCACTTTCATTACCTTTGGTGCTACATTTCGCCGCACCGCGTCATTCGGCGCGGAAACACGCCTACAGCGAAGGGGTAGACGATGAAGGAAAAGGCATTCAGCGACGCGAGGGATCAGGCGATAACCCTGTTCCACACACAGCCGCCGCGAGCGAAAGACCGGATCAGTCTTGACGCGATCTTCATGTCGATTGCGATGCATGGCGCGGTCGATGACGCGGAGAGGCGCGCACCGATCCGCCCGGAGACGCGCACGGGCAGGGAGGCGCCGCCGGAAGAGTGGTTCGAAACCACGCTCGCGAAGCTGAAGAAGTCGGCAGAGAAAAACGTCACTATCGAGCGGTTTCTACTGGTGGCCGGGCGGTTTCCGATCACCCGCATGGACCGGATCAACGTGGCGCGATGGCTGCGCGAGGCCGGGCACATACCGCGGAAAACCGGCGGTAACCTGATCTTCGACCTATGATGAACGAAAGCTGACGAAAGGTGTTGACGATACGCGCGTAACGGCCTAGAGTTCGCGCCACGGTCGACGGGGCAAACGTTCAACCGGGGCACGGGCAGGGGCAGCAGTAACCACTTCAGCGGAGCGAATCCATGAACGCGACATCGCCGGCAGGACGCCGAGAACACATCACGGGGAGGCTACCCGGCAGAAGATCAGCCGCCCCGTCGACGCAGTGCAAAACCCGCCTTGCCCCGGCGGGTTTTTTTATGGCCGCTTGCGTTACGCGCGTAACTGTAGGATGATGCCGGCACCTTACATCCACTTGGGGGGCGACATGGGCGGCAAAGCAGCGGCACGGCAAGCGGGAAGCGCTGGCGCGAAGCGGCGCTGGCGGAACTGGTATCGCGATTGCCGCAAGGCGGCGTCCATCTGGAATGCGATGCAGGAGAGGGGGTATGACGGCCCAGCTCCGTCGATCATGACGAACATTCCCGGTTGGGAGCGATTCGATCACTGCCGCCTGTGGCCGGATCATCTGGCCGTGTTCGAGCTGCGCGACCGCCTGTCGCACGAATGCCGGATGCACGCCGGCCCGCGCGGGAGGTTGCCGGCATGAGCGCCGAGACGAAGCCCATGGATGTGCTGGCGCAAGAGATTCGTCGTGTTGATGGCAGTCATTCGCTTGGCGCGGGAGCCCTTGCAGAAGCGTTGATGCCCTTCATTGAGCGTGAATTCATCGACCGCGCCGCCGTGGCCGAGATGATCGGCGAGGCGATGCCGGTCGAAGCTGGCGCGCTGGTGTGTGTGCGGTTTCGTGGGTTCGGCGGCAGCGGCATCGTGCAAGAATCGCCGCTATCGGCCGGGCGATACCGCTGGGCGCACGAGGGTGGGGTCTGGGATATCATGGCGTATCGGGTGGTGGATGGCGGCGGGGCATGAGTGGGAACGTCTAAAGTGTGGGCGACAATGTCGTCGTGAACGTGCACAAGCCGGGCGCGCCGATGCGCCGATGCCATGGCGTCGTGAAGGCTGTCAGTCCGTCGCAAGTGACGGTTGAGCGAACCGTGACTCGCGGCAAAGTGACGGTCACCATCGCCGCGAAGTTCAGCATCAAGACCGGCGTCCAGATCGGCATGGCCGATTCGTGGTGGAAGACGTGGATTGATCCGGTGCGTGAAGAGGGAGGCATGCGGGCATGAGCAGGTGGACAGCGGAACAGGTGGAAGAGTTGGCGAATGCACTTCCGGGCGGGTGTGAAGATCAACGGCGCGCACTCCGAGCCTACGCCGCAGACCTGCGCGGGCGCGAGAACACCCGCGATGCGATCAGGATCGAGGGTGAAATCGAAGATGCGGACCTGCGCATGTACCGCCGGCACTTCGGCGACAAAGGCAGGGAGGGCGGCAGCTAGTCGGCGCGGATGCCGGCGGAGCCGACCGGCGCCATCATTTCAGCGATGGTGCACGCGTTCACGCTGAAGTCGCCGGGATCAGCGATGGCGGTCGCGCACCGGGCGGCGATTGCCGCGCAGCGCAAACAGTCCGGGCAGTAGCCGACCACGACAGCCAGCACCAGCAGAACCCGGCCGCGCGCCGGGTTTTCTGTTTGGGGTGGCGAAAGGTGTTGACAGGTTACGCGCGTAACATTTAGGATTCGCACATCGGCAGCGTTTAAACGCATCCGATATACTCAAACCGACGGGAGGAAGGCTATGGAAAAGAGCGAGCTTAGCGAGCGCATTTACGCTTGGGACAAGCGCAACGGCGAGGTTGTTTACCGCATCCCCGGTCATCGTCACGGCGACGGCCAGGTCGACACCGACGAAAGCCCGGTTTGGTTGGTTGGCAATCAAGAGGACGTTCAGGACGTCGCCAGCCTCCCCGAGGTCATCATCGACTGACGTTTTCGACCCTTCAAAGCGCCACCAGTGGAAGCCGGCCGCGTGCCGGCTTTCGCTTTTCTGGACGGGTGATCGACGCGAGATGGTGAAATGCCATCCATACGCGTGCAGTAATCTTGTGGGTAAGGTTATCCACATATTGAACTAAGAAGATCCGAGCAGTACAGGAAGGCGGGTACAACTATGCCGAGTTGTACCCTTGTACCCGCCCCTTGTACCCGCCTTAACTCTATGATTCCTATAAGAAATGGGTACAAGGGTACAACTATATAGAGAAAAACGGGAATGGAGATAGAAGGGGAGTAGTAGAGAGCCTATATGGAAAAGTCGTGCTCACTTGTACCCTTGTACCCTTTTTATTTGTAAATCATCAACTTAGGGCGGGTACAAGGTCCGCCGAGTTGTACCCTATCCCCGCACGGGGATAATTGACGGTACGCGCGTAACTGGTAACGTCGCTGTGTCACCTTTCGACACCTTGCGACATGACCGAGCAGCTACCCGACAGCGTTGCGCAGATCGCCGAAGTGATCGGAACCGAAGCCGCCTTGCAGCTGGTGCGGCAGTGGCCGAGAACGAAAGTCCCCTACTCGTCGGGCGGCCGGTGCGCGATCTATGTGCCTTCAACGATGCCGGCGTCGCACCCGATTGCCACGATCATCGGTCACGACAAGGCCGCGCTGCTGTCGCGCAGATTCGGCAATGAAATGCTGTTCCCGGCGAAGTGCGACGCGCACGTGTTGCGCAGGGCCATCCTCCTCGCGCTGGATGCCGGGGCGTCGACGGACATGGTTTCACGGACGCTAGGCGTCACGCCGCAGCATGTGCGCCGCATTCGCCGGGCGAACATTTCTGCAATTACCGCCTGCCGCCGCAACGGCAACGATTCGCGCATGAACAAGAGCGCGAATCACGCATGAACGAGAACGATTTTCTGTCGAGCATTCCGGGCTGGGCGAAGCTGGCCGGCGGTTCGGTTGTTGGCATCGGTGGCGGCCTGCTTTGGTTGCGGCAATGGTTGTCGTCCGCGAAGGTCGACCGATCCATCGACACCGAGGCCGTGCAGACGATCCAGCGCCTTCAGGCGCAGGTTGCCGACGAGCGCAAGCGCGCGGATGACCTGATGCACGAACGCGAAGCGATGGCGACCGAAATCGGCCAGCTTCGCGGCGAAGTCACCGCCCTGCGCGGACAGGTGGAAATGCTGGTCGCGATGATCCAGCGCACGCAGCCCGGCTTGCTTGCGAACGTCCCGCAGCTGCCGGCGCCGACGCCCGAGGCCAGCGCATGACCGCGCCGAAGTTCATCACTGCCGCCTCGCTGGCGCGCATCGGCGGCGCGAACGTCGCCGCCTTCCTCTACATGCTCGCCGTGAGCGAGGGGACCGACAACGGCCAGCAGCCGACCAAGTGGCACGGCTACGACGTCATCGTCGGCGGCGGCAACTTCACCGACTTCAGTCGTCACCCCCGAACGCTGGTGACGCTCAACAAAGCCGGCCTGAAGTCGACGGCCGCCGGCCGCTACCAGTTCATCGCTTCGACGTGGGATGACCTCGCGCGCCGCCTGAAGCTGGCCGACTTCAGCGATGTGTCGCAGGACTTGGCCGCGGTCGAGCTGCTGCACCAGTGCGGCGCATACAACCTGCTGCGCGCCTGCCGCTTCGACGAAGCGCTGAAGGCTGCGCGGAACCTATGGGCGAGCCTGCCGGGCGCAGGTTACGGCCAGCGTGAGCAGAAAGCCGAAACCCTTCGCGCCGCGTACATCGCGGCCGGCGGCGTTGCGATCTAACCCGAACCGAGGAAATCCGCATGTACTCGTCCGTCCTGAAAACCCTTACCCGCACCCCGTGGCGCTGGCCGCTGATCCCGTTCGCCGTCGTGGCGCTGTGCTGCATCTTCGCGGCGACGCTCGTCTATGACCTCGCCGTCGGCGCCGTGTTCGTCCTGTCGCTGTGCGCCCTGATGTTCATCGCGGTAGTCACCGAGCTGTTCGACCCTAACCTGCATCGGAACTGGCGTGACCGCTTTTCGCGGAAGCTGGGCGAGGTTGTCGCGCTGTTCGCACGCCATCCGCGCTCCGTCGCGACGTGGCGCAATCCGCGCTGGTGGGTCGCGTTGCCGCTGTGGGCCGTGACGCTGCCGTTCATCGTGTCGTGGGCGCTGCTGGGCATGGTGTGCGAGTGCATCGCGAAGGCCGTGCGTACCGCGGACGAGAAGCTTGGCGAGCTGACCGACTTCGCTCTGTGGCAGCACATGCGCAAGCTGTGGGGCTGGGTCTTCGAGGGCAAGGCGTGAAGCCGGGCCTGATGCTCGCCATCCTGATCGCGTGGACGCTCGCCGCGTTCACCGTCGGGTACAAGGTGCGCAGCTTCAGCGCCGAAGCCGCCGCGCAGACCGTGCAGGCGGCCACGCAAGAGGCGCGCATCGACGCGGTGACCGATGCCCGCGCCACCGACCACGGCAACGCGCAGGCGGCCGTGCAGTCCGAGCAATCACACATCGACCGCGCGACCGCGCAGGCCGGTTACTTCGCACACCTGAAACAGGACATCGACACGTATGCGCGCACACGCTCGCCGAACCTTGCTGAAGCTCACGCTTGTGTGCGTGGGGATGCTGGCCCTGACTTCCTGCGCATCTGGCGCGCGGCCAATGCCGGCGCCTTCAGCGACCAAGCCAGACATCACGATCCCGCAGTCGCAGCTTCAGCGGCCGGCGGACCTGCCGCAGCCAGCGAGCGGCAGTGACGCCGACCTGCTGGCGAACCACGTGCAGGTGGCCGCGGCATACCGCGACCTAGCCGAGCAGGCTTCGGCGCTGGTGTGCGGGCTGCTGGCGCAGTCCGGGTTCACGGTCAACGGGGCGGCGCCGACCGCGCCCGCGTGGTGCGAAAGCTGGCGAAGGCAGGCCGCGCAACCCGCGGTCGAAACGAAAGCAAACGAAAGTCTGTCGACCCCATCTAAAGTGTTAAAATATCGTTAGGATTTCGTTAAATTTCAGGGTCCTCCTAGGCGGGGCAGGGGGTGCGGCGTCCCCGACACCGCGTGTTTTGCAGTGTGGGTGCCCTTCGAATTTAACTTTTTTGTTTACTTTCTCCACAACTTTCACCGGATTTCATGGCAGGCGGCAAGGGACAGAAGGTAAACCGGCAGCAACTCGCGGCGGTCTTCGGCATCAGCTTGCCGACGGTCGACGCGTGGCGCCGGGCCGGTTGTCCCTACCTCGCCAAGGGTGGCAGCGGCAGGGAATGGACGTTCGACACCGCGGACGTCGCCGAGTGGCGCGAGCAGCGCGCCCGTGAAGAGGCGTCGGGCAGCGATGTGCAGGACGAAGCGGCGCTGCGCAAGCGGAAGCTTATCGCCGACCTGAAGATCGTCGAGCTGGAAGCGCTGGCGAAGATGGGCGAGCTGGCGCCGGTCGCCGACATGGAGCGCGCGCTAACCCGCGTCATGGCCGAAATGCAATCGAAGCTCCGCGGCGCCTTCGTGTCGCGGTGCGTGTCGCAACTGCTGGGCGAGCAGGACGAGCGGAAATTCAAGTCGGTGCTGCTGACCGAGGTCGATTCGACGCTGGAAGTTCTGGCGGGCATGGACGTTACGGCGGGCGACGAGCCGGCCGAGGAAGACGACGCCGATGCTTGACGCCGCCCACTACGCGAACCCGCGCGGCATCGTGCACGCGATACGCGCCGGCCTCGCAATGCTGCAGCCGCCGCCCGACCTTGCGCCGTCGGAATGGGCCGAGTCGAAGGACGGCATTCGCATCCCGACCGGCAACGCCGTGCCCGGCCCGTACCGCGTCGCGAATGCGCCATACCAGCGCGAACCGATGGATCAGTTCGTCAACCCGGACTGCTACCGCGTCACGCTGAAGTGGGGCGCGCAGGTCGGAAAGACGCTCACCCTGTTGTGTGTGCAGGGCTACGCCATCGCCATGCGCCCGCGGTCGCAAATGATGATGCAGCCGTCGCAGGGCGACGTGCAGACGTGGTTGGAAACCAAGTTCAACCCGCTGGTCGAGTCGTCGCCGACCATCGCGAAGCGCATCGCCAAGCCGCGCGGCCGAGACGGCGTCAACAATCAGAAAATGAAGTCGTACCCCGGCGGCTTCCTGATGATGGCGTGGGCCGGGTCGCCGAAGACGATGCGCGGCCGATCCGCGCCGTTCATCGGCTGCGACGAAGTCGACGGCTACCTGAGGACCGAGGAAGGTCACCCCGTCGGCCTGCTGTGGCAGCGCTCCGCGACCTTCGGCGACGAGCGCTTCCTGTTCGAAATCAGTACGCCCACCGTGAAGGGCGCCAGCTACATCGACGAGTCGTGGGAGGCCGGCGACCAGCGTCGATTCTTCGTGCGTTGCCCGTGCTGCAATCTGGCGCAGGCGTTGCGCTGGGAAAACGTGACGTGGATCGGCCGCCAGTCAACCAGCGTCGACACACACGACGAAGACCGCCGCGACTACGACGCGCACAAGCCAGAAACCGCCGGCTACGCGTGCGAGGGCTGCGGCGAAATCTGGAACGACGGCCAGCGCTCCGCAGCCATCCGCAACGCCGAAGCGCAGGGCGCCGGCTGGCGTGCCGCGAAGCCGTTCAAGGGGCACGCCAGCTATCACCTGTGGGAAGCCTATTCGCTGTTCCGCAAGCTGGGCGACATCGTCCGCGACTATCTGGACAAGCTGCGCACCGACGACATTCAGACCTTCGTCAACGTGTCGCTGTCCGAGGTCTACGAAGTGCAGGGCGATCAGGCCGACCCGGACGCGCTGGTCGCGCGCGCCGAGGCGTTCGCCGCGCCCGTTCCGATGGGTGGCGTGTACCTGACGGCCGGCGTCGATATGCAGATGGACCGTCTGGAATGCGAGATTGTCGCTTGGGGCGAGGGTGAGGAATCGTGGAGCGTCGACTACCGCGTCTTGTGGGGCGACCCGCTTGCCGGCGACGTGTGGAACGACCTAGACGACTTGCTCGCCGAGACGTGGCAGCACGAAACCGGCGCGCCGCTTCAGGTCAAGGCCGCATGCTTGGATACCGGCGGCACCACGGGTTACACACAGTGCGCATACGACTACCTGCGCGGTAAGCAGGGCCGCCGCATCTTCGGCATCAAGGGCATCGGCGGGTTCGGCCGGCCCGTGGTCGAGAAGATGCAGCGCAAACAGTCGGGCAAGAACGCGCGCAAAGTCGACCTGTTCAACGTCGGCGTCGGCGAGGCAAAGCAGATCGTCATGCGTCGGCTGTCGAACGAGGTTCCGGGGCCGGGCTATTGCCACATCCCGGCGGGCCGCGACGCCGAAGGCGGGCTGTCGCTGGAAGAGTGGTGTAAGCAGATCACCGCGGAAAAGCTGGTGACGCACTACGTCAAGGGCCAGCCCGTGAGGACGTGGCACAAGCCGGACAAGGCGCGAAACGAAGCGCTTGACTGCCGCGTGTACGCGCTGGCCGCCCTGAAGATCATGCAGCCGTCGTTGCGCCGCGAGCGCGAACGCATCATGGCGCACCCGCGCGCGAAGGCGATGCTTCAGCCGGAGCGCGAGCGGCACATCGATCCGGAGAGTGCGCTCGAGGTGGTCGCCGCCGGCCTCGCGCACATCGCCGCCGTCGAGGCCGCCGAGGCCGCAGGCATCAAATACGTCGACGGGCAGGCGAACATTTCTGCAATGGGCGACGCCAAGCCGTCCGCCGAAACTGTCCGCATCCGTAAGCCCAAGGCATCGCGCCGGGGCAATTGGGTGAATGGATGGAGATAGGCCCGGCGTGTCCCGAATCGTCCCGCAAACCATCGCAAGCGGCTTCAATTTCTATGCGCAGACATGGCAGCCCGACTACTCGGGCGCCGAGTGGACGCTGGAACTGCTGCTGCGCGGAGTCGGCACGATCACCCTGACGGGAGAGCGCGACGCAGCCCGCCACGTATTCAGCGCCAACGCCGAAGAAACGGCGACTTGGGCCGCTGGTGAATACGCCTATTTCCTCCGCGCCGTGTCCGGCAGTGACGCGTACCTGTTGGAGCAGGGTACGGTTCGCGTCCTGCCGGACGCCACCAAGATCGCCGACGGCTCCGACATCCGCAGCGAAGCGCAAAAGGCGCTTGACGCTATCGATGCCGTTCTCGCGAAGCGCGCGACGCTGGATCAGCAGCGCTACCGCATCAACAACCGCGAGCTGGAACGAACCGACATCGCCGACCTGCTGGCGCTGCGCGCGCATTACTACCGCCTCGTACAGGTCGAGAAAGCCAAAGCCAGCGGCAAGGGCCTGTTCGGCAGGCAAGTCAAATTCCACATGGGGCCGCGCTGATGGGTTTGTTCGACAACTGGCGCCAGTCCGGCGCCGCCGTAGGTGCGCGCACGGAATTCCTGAAGCCCTCGCCGCTCGCCGAGTCCGTCGCCGCGGCGATGGAGCCGTTCAAGCGCTCCGAGGCGCAGCCGCGACCGCGCGTGTCGAACAACATGGGGCGACTCGCCCGCATGATGTACGCCAGCGGTGAGCCGGGCCGTCTGACGGGCGACTGGCCGACGAACCCGGTACATATCGACTGGATCATCCAGCGATTCCAGCGCGCGCTAGTGGCGCGCAGTCGCGAGCAGGCGACGAACAACGACTTCATGAAGGCATACATTCGCCTTCAGCGCATCAACATCATCGGGCCGCACGGAATCCAGTTTCACAGCCTTGCGATGAAGGGCGGCAACCGTCCCGACAAGCGAGCGCGCCTCGCTGTCGCCGCGGCATGGGAGAAGTGGGGCAAGGTCGGAAACTGCGACGTCACCGGCACGCTGTCATGGCTGGGCGTGCAGAAACAGGCATGCGACACCGTCGTCCGCGATGGCGAGGCGTTCATGCAGATCGTGCCGGGCGACGATGTCAGCCCTATGGGCATTGCGCTGCGCATGATCGACCCGCAGCGCTGCCCCATCGAGTACACGATGGACGGCGTCTCGGGCGGAAGCAACTACATCCGGCATGGCATCGAGTTCAACCAGTACGGCCGCCCGGTCGCCTACCACTTCACCGACGAAATAACCGACCGCGCGAACGTCGGCTACCAGTACAACGGCCGTTCGTACACGCGCATCCCGGCGTCGGAAATCATTCACCTGTTCGTGCCGGAGTTCCCGTCTCAGAAACGCGGACTGCCGTGGATGGCTACCGGCCTGTTCCGCGCCAAGCAAACGCAGGCGATGGAAGACGCGGCCGTCGTGAACGCGCGTGTCGGCGCCGCGAAAATGGGCTTCATCCAGTTCAAGGACGGCACCGGGCCGGAATACGATGGCGACGACAACGAGCTTGCCATCGACGCCGAGGCCGGAACCTTCCCGGTGCTTCCGTCGGGCGCCGAGTTCAAGGAGTTCGCGCCGCAGTACCCGCAGGGCGAGTTCGCGACGTTCGTCAAACACCTGCTGCACGGTTTCGCGGCCGGCGGCGGCGTGTCGTATCACTCGCTGACCGGCGACCTTGAAGACGTCAACTTTTCCAGCATCCGCGCCGGCACGCTGGACGAGCGCGAGGCGCACAAGGAAAAGCAAGAGTGGATGCGCGAACACCTGCATGAGCGCGTGTTCGCCGTCGTGTTCCCGCGCCTGCTGCTGGCCTCGCTGGTGGTCGACGACAACGGCGTCGCGCTGCCGGCATCGAAGGTGGTCGCGCTGTCCGCCGGCCGCTGGCAACCGCGCCGCTGGCAGTGGATCGACCCGGCGAAGGAAGTCAACGCCGCGGAGAGCTGGAAGAACAACCTGTTGACGTCGCCGTCGCAGCTGATCCGCGAGCAGGGGCGCGATCCCGATCAGGTGTTCCAAGAGATCGGGCAGGACTGCCGAGCGATGAAGGCCGCAGGCATCCCCGACGGCGTCATCGCAAGCGCCTTCGGCCAGAAGTTGCAGCCGACCACGCCGCCGCTTGACGACGGCGAGGGCACGGCTGCGTCCAAGAATCCCGACGAAGGGGACAACAGCAAGTGAGCCATCTACTGAAGAACGCGTCGAAGCGTGAGCTTGACGCGCTGGCATCGATCCGCCAGCGCGACAACGGCATGCAGAAGCGTGCCGCCAGTGTTACCGCCGTCGACGTCGCCGCGCGCACCGTTGAACTGGCGTTTTCCAGCGATGCCGAGGTCGAGCGCTGGTGGGGCATCGAAGTTCTGTCGCACGCGCCGGGTGCTGTCGACCTGTCCCGCCTGCAGGACGGCGCCGCCCTGCTGTGGAATCACGTGTGGAGCGATCAGCGCGGCGTCGTCGAGAAAGCGTGGGTCGACGCCGACGGAAAGGGCCGCGCCATCGTGCGCATCAGCAAGAACCCCGACGGCGAAGAACTGCTGCAGGACATCGCGGA